GCAATCATCCGCAGCGCCTCCTTTCAAAGTAATTATACTTTGCATGGCCGTCAAGTCATTATCAAATAGGCTCTGTTGCTTGACAGCACGGCGGAGGCCAGATATAATGGGGTTTGTAAAGGTCAAGAAAGACCGAAAACAGAATTTTTGAGGAGGTAGAGAGGGATGCCAAATAATGAGCCCAAAAAGCGCCGGGGGTGCCTCATCCCGCTGGCCATCTTTGCCGTTGTCCTCATTGCTATCATCGGCGGGATAGCGGCAGGGGTCAGCGGCACGGCAGGGCAAAAGCCCAAAAGCCTGCTGGCGGAAACAATAGGGCTGACAGAACAGCAGGAGCGGGATTTGCTTGAGGTGTTTGACGCTTGCGGCGTTCTGGAGGTCAAAGAGGTCACCCAGTTCAAAGAGGGGGAAAGCCAAACCTCCTACCATGTCAGGGACGTGGAAACGGACCACTACCGGGGCATGGACGGGACCATCGTGGTGTGGCTGGACAACGGTACAAAGGCCGTTGAGGCCATTTACTTTGATGACCAGGACATCTATGTGGACGGGGCCGTGGTGGCCCAGGTGCCCAGCTTTTATGTGTCCTCTGCCCAGTGTGATGAGTACCGGGTCAGCGTCCAGCTCTTGGTCAAGGAGTGCCTGAGCCACCCGGACAGTGCCCAGTTTGGCAGCGCATCCAAGTGGGCCTTTGGGGTCAATGAGGACGGCTATGATGTGATACAATCCAGCGTAACAGCCCAAAACGCCATGGGCGTGGAAAGTACGGAAAAATTCCAGGTCTTGATTGATAGGAGCACCGGGGAGCCGGTATCTTTGAACATAGGCGGCACGGAATACATCCAGCAGTAAAAACATAAAAAGCCGGAGAGGCCAGCAGGCCCCTCCGGCTTTTTTCCATTGGAAAAAACACCCCCGGTCACGGTGCCGGGGGTATCTTTACCCCTCCCGGCCTTGACGGCCCTTGTGGGGGCCTTTACGGGCCCAATAGAGGCATTTCCCGCCGGGGGCTTTACTCCTTTTTCTTTTCAAGCTGCAAGATGACCTCCCGTAGCTTGTCAAAGCCAAACATTGCCGCATAAGCCACCATAAAGCCCACCACAACGGCGGCCACCACCATGTACCACAGAACAGCCATGCCCTTAATCTGGCACCAGGCAAAAAACGCCACCAGCGTGAGGCCCATGGCCACGATGACGGCCAGGACGTTGGTGGGGAGCCGGTCCCAGGTGAGCTTTTTGAGGACCTGGACGATGATGTTGGTGAGCACCACCAGGACGCCCACGATGCTGAGAATGACGGACCAGTCGAAAATGCTTTCCATAACTTTTTACCTCCCTGTTATTTTACCCCACAAGGGTGAGGTCCTTGATGTTGACGGCGGCGGTGACCGCCTTGCCCTGGCCGATGACGGCCCGGTCCCCGGACAGCTCCAGCACCGTGTAGGTGTTGGCGTAGACGAAAGAGGCCAGGCCCCCGCCGGTGTACGTCTTGGCCCCGGCCTTGACTTTGACGGTGGAGCCCTTGGCGATGGCGGCGGAGGCCTCCACGGCGATGTCAGCGGCGTCCACCCAGCCGTAGACGGTGGAGGAGCTGCCGGTGGTCTTGATGAGGTGATAGGGATGCCGGGCTCCCTTGGCCACGGCGGTGACCCTGGCCTCACCGGGCTTGCAGGTCTTGGGGCTGGTGCTGTTGGAGCTGGTGTAGTGCTGGATGCCGGTAAAGGCTACCACGGCCCCCACAGCGGGCCCCTGGGCGTTTGTGTCGGGCTGGGTGGGCTGAGATACCACCGGGGCGCTGCCGCCCGCCACGGCCCCCGTATAGTCCACCCAGGGGATTTTGCCGTGCTTGGTCCAGGTTCGGGCGCTGTACCCAGCCTTTTTGCCAATGTTGGCCACGGCGGTGATCTGGACTTTGTTGGCAAAGGCGGGGGAGCTCTCCACCGCCAGGCCGTCCCCGATATAGATGCCGATATGGCCGGACAGCCAGACAGCCTCACCGGGCACCATAGATGCCCAGCCGGTAGTGCTCACGCCGGTGCATTTGGCGATCATGCCATCCGCCCCCACGTCCGGGCACGCTCCGGCGGCAAACATGGCAGCGGTGGGGTAGGTGGCCCCGCCGTACCGCTTGGAGGCGTCCCCGCACCAGCCCCAGAGGATGCCTTTGATGAGGTTGACGCAATCAAAGCCAAAGGTGTCCGCCGTGGCGGCCTTAATCATGGCCGTGCGGGCCGCCTGTTTGTTGTAGGCGTGATTTTGCGTGTACCGGGTTTTGTTTTCTGCCGTCATAGGAGCGCCAAAGCACCCCATGACATACAACGTCTTGTAGTTCTTGGCGATGTCCACCGCCTTGTCCACAAGGGTCTGAGCCTTCATCTTGCTCATGGTGTGATCTCCTCCTTTAGTCTTTCAGCACGATTTCAGCGGCCCGGAGGGCTACATCCGCCCCATACTGGCCCGCAAACTGTTTGAGAAAACGCTGGGCATATTTGGCCCGGTTTTCATTCTTGGATTTCCACAGGTAAAAGCCGCCCCAGGTGCCGTCTGTCACAAGAGAGGTGCCAGCCAGAGCCGCTACAGCGGTGACATCAAGGCCCCGGAAAATACCCACCACAGCGACAGTGCAGAGGGTGACGGAAATGACGATGTGGAGCACCAGCATTTTCTTGGAAAATTCCAAAGCGCCCGCCCTCCTTTAGTAGAGGGCCTGGACGCTCTGCTCCGTCATAAATTCCTTGTGCTGGTGCTTGACCTTTCTGGCGTACTCCAGGGCGGCGTGCATATCACCGTTGCAATGGGCGTCCGGGATGCGCTGGACGGCCTCAGCCGTGGCCTCCCCCAGAGCGATGGCCGCCCCCATGCCTTGGATGATAAGCACCTCATTTTTCTCACGGGCCTTTTCCCGTTCCTCCTGGGCGGCCTCCCGCCTGGTGATACGCCGCTGGAGCATCCAGGAACAAAAGGCCGTGATGGCGGTGGGGATGCCCAGCAGCGTGACCAGGCCTCCAAGTGTGAGCTCAATGACCATGATGTTTTCCTCCTTATTCCGTGATTTCATCCCAGCCATAAGTGCCGGGCTCCCAAACGTTTCCGTCCATCGCAGAGGTCCAATGCTTGCCGTTATGGCTCACCTTGTCCCCGGCGCTGTATGCGTCATGTGCCCCCAAAGGCGGGCTCCAAGCGGGCCACTCCTCCGCCGGGTCACTGGTCACCGCCCAGAGGGAGGCGGCCTTGTCCGGCTCCCACCCAGCCTGAGATTTGTGAGCCTGTACGCAGCGATAAAGAGCGCCGTCATACTGGCGGAGGTTCCCCACGGTGTAGTTGATGCCGGGCTCCCAGGGGGAAAAGAGGGTGGACTGCTCAGAGGCGGTCACGGCGTCGATCTGGCCGCTCTCTGCCAGCACCACAAAGGCGATGGCGGCGGCGTTCTCCCGCTGCTGGGCGTACAGCTTGGCCGCATTGATGGCCTTGAGGCTGTTGGCGGTGTATTCTACACTCATTCAAAGGCACCTCCGATGTTGGAAATATAGCCGCCCTGGCCGCTTGCGCCCCGGCTCACGGTGAGCTTGAAGTTAAACGCAAAGCCATTGGCGGCGGTTTTGTTGGTAAAGACATGGTTGGCTCCGTTCTTGATGTCCGCCGTGGCGTCCTCCCACACGGGGCTGGCGTCCTTGGCGTTGTTGGTGACCAGCACCTCCAGAACGGCGTCAACAGGCAGAGCGCCCACGATGTTGAGCACCATGATGGTGATGGCGTCATCCGCCTCAAGGGGCCGCTCCAGGGTGATGCTGGCGGTGGTCACCAGCTTGGAAAAGCTCACCGTATAGGCGGCGCTGTCCGCCTTGCCGTCATTGGCCACCACCTTGAGGGTGTGGTCCCCGTTGAGCACTTTCTGGAAGTTGGCGGCGGTGACGGCTTGGAACGTGTTGGACTGGCCCAGGGTAGCCGTATAGGTCCGCATGAGCACGTTGTCCATGTACTCCTTGACGGTTACCGTGTCCCCGTCTGCATCCGTTACGGTATAGGTGAGGTCAAAGCCCGCATTTTTGGTGCCCAGGTTGGTGCCGGAGGCCGTGGAGCCGGTGATGACGGGATAGGCGTTATTGTCCACCGTGCGGGTGTCGCTGGTGATGTAGGCGCTGGTGGCACTCAGCGTGTCATAGGCCCGGACACGATAGGCCACCGTATTCCACCCAGCGGTGATGGTGTCCGTATAGGACAGGGCCGCTCCCTTGTAGATTTGGGACCAGCTCCCGCCGTTGACGCTCCGCTCCAGCTCATAGCCACTGAGGTTGTCATCGCTGTCCGTGGCCTTGGTCCAGGAAATGGGCAGGGTGCTCCCACCCCGGACGGCGGCGGGGACCGTGATGCTACCGGGGGCAGAGGGGGCCCGGTTGTTGACCACCGTGACATTGCTGCCGGTCCTCCAGCCGGAGTTTAGGCCCGCTGTGTCATAGCCCTTGACCCGGTACATGACAGAGGCGGTGCCAAAGGCCACGTTGTTGGTGGTGCTCGTAGCGCTGCCTTGGTAAATCTGGGACCAGGATGTGCCGCCGTTCGTGCTCCGTTCCACGATGTAGCCCGCAAGGTTGCCCTCAGCGTCCGTGGACGCCCCCCAGCTAACGGTGATGTCTGTGCCGCCGTTGATGCTGGTGGGGTAGGAGATGCTGCCAGGAGTTCCGGGGGCGGTGTTGACGGACACAGCGCCGTCATCGCTGACGTAGAGGGTGGAGGGGAGAGTGAAAGCGGGGCGGGAGCCGTAGGTGCGGGAGCAGTCGTAGCAGCCGAGGTTGCCGTAGGAGTTCAAGATCCAGGCGTGGCCGGCGTTGTGCGTGTACGGGGAGCGGGTCCACTGGTACACGGCGGAGCCGTTCAGATAGGCGATCTTGAGCAGGTTGAGGACCGTGGCGGACAGCGCCGTGCCCTCTGCGTTCATATAGGTGTGGGTCTGGCCCAGCTCCGTGGCGGACAGCAGGAACACGGACCGCTCCAGGGTGGTCTTGGTGGTGTTGCCGTTGCCGGGGGTGTAGTAGATTTTGGTGGTGCCCATCGCCGTGCGGATGTTGGCGTCCAGCAGGTTCTTGTAGGTGCCATTGAGC